ACGACTTATGTGGTTACACATAATTCTACTTTGTCAGAAGATCAAACATTAGATTCAGGAGTATTAGCGGGACCAGTGACTATCACTGGAACACAAACAATAACAGGAACTTTAGTAATAGTATAATGAGTAAAATAGAAGTAAATACAATTGAGCCACAATGCGGAACTAATTTAACATTAGGTGCAAATAACGACACAATTAGTTTAGGCACTGGTGCAGGATTTACTGGAGGTATTGATGCAGTAAAATGGGAAACAACTCCTCAAACAGGTAATTTTCAAGCCACAGCTGGAAGAGGTTATTTTATGAATACCACTAGTGGAGGACTTCAACTCACTACACCTGCCTCACCAAGTGCAGGAGATATTTTTGCTGTAGCAGATTACGCAAGAACTTTTGGTGATAACAACCTAACAATAGTACCACACGCTAGTGCTAAAATTGGAGGAGTAGCACAAAATGCTACTCTAGATGTAAGTGGTCAAGCAGCAACTTTTGTTTACATTGATTCAACACAAGGGTGGATTAATGTTCAGAACGCAGAGAACACAGAAACAGGTATTCCTCCTTTCATAGGTGCAACAGGTGGAACAATAACAAATTCAGGAGACTGCAGAATTCATACATTCACAGGTCCAGGAACTTTTACAGTTTGTAGAGTAGCCACTTGTGCTGCTAATAATCAAATTTCGTATATGGTTGTAGCTGGTGGTGGAGGTTCTGGAGCTGTTACTGGTGGTTATGGTACAGGTGGAGGTGGAGCTGGTGGTTTTAGAGAAGATAAAAGTCCAGTTACTCCCTACACAGCTTCTCCATTAGATGGTGCAGGAAATATAACAGTTACAGCTACATCTTACCCAATTACAGTTGGAGCAGGTGGTGCAGGTGGTCCAGCACCCGCACCTAATTTAGGATCAGCAGGTAGTACATCAACATTTAGTACAATAACCTCAGCAGGAGGAGGACAAACACAAGGTAATGGTGGATCTGGTGGAGGCGGAGGCCCTGGTGCTTCTTCTGGTGTAGGATCAGGAGGTACAGGAAATACGCCTCCTGTAACTCCATCACAAGGTAGTAATGGTGGACCTGGTGGTCACTCTTCTGGTGGAGTAGGTGCAGGTGGTGGCGGTGGAGCTACTGCAGTAGGTGTTACAGGAGTAACAGGCCCAAGTGCTGCTGCTGGAGATGGCGGAGCAGGTGCAACAACAGGAATTAATGGTTCAAATACAGCTTTTGCTGGTGGTGGAGGAGGAGGAACAAATCATTGCGCTCCAATTCCATCAGGTAAAAGAGGAGTTGGTGGAGTCGGTGGTGGCGGAAATGGTCAATCTAATTGCGCTGCTGGTGAAGATGGAACAGCTAATACAGGAGGTGGTGCTGGAGGGTCTGATTCTCCTAATGGAGCTGGTAATTCAGGTGGATCAGGTATAGTTATAATAAGGTACAAGGTACAATAATTATGAGTAGTAAAATAAAAGTAGATAATATAACGGATCAAGGTGGTAATAACATGTTAGTTAAGTGTGGAAGCACACTTACTATTGGTGCTACTGGTAACACAATTTCATTAGCAGCAGGTGCAAGTCAAACTGGTTTTGGTAGAACGGGGACTGTTGATTGGATAACAACAGTTCAGACTTCAGGTTTTACAGCAGCAAATGGAAAAGGTTATTTTGTAAATACTACAAGTGGAGCAATAGCAGTAAATTTACCAGCGGGAAGTGCTGGAGATATAGTTGCATTTAGAGACTATGCAGGCACTTGGGATACTAGTCCTGTAACGTTAACTCCTAATGGTTCAGATAAAATTAATGGATTTAATGATACTGCATCTTTAGATACAGAATCACAATCTGTTACTTTAATTTTTGTTGATTCTACAAGAGGTTGGTTAGATATACACGATTCAACATCAGGAGTTACAGGTTCAACTTTTATTACTGCTACCGGAGGGACTATTACTACTGTTTGTACAAATTTTAAAGTTCATACATTTACAGGTCCAGGGACATTTTGTGTTTCAGCAGGACAAGGTCCAAAAGCAGAAGTAGATTATGTAGTTGTAGGGGGTGGTGGTGGTGGAGTTTATGATAGATCTGGTGGTGGTGGAGCTGGTGGTTATAGAGAAGCTAAAACAGGAAATAATGGTTCATATACAGCATCACCTTTAGCAAATCCAGTAGGAATTCAATTATCTCCAGGACCATATTCAATTACAGTAGGTGGAGGTGGAGCTGCAATTAATACTCCTCCTTATTCTCCTTGTGGTAATTCAGGTTCAAATTCAGTTTTTAGTACAATCAATGCAGCTGGTGGAGGAGGAGGTGGTAGAGCTAGTGCAGGAGCAGATGGTGGATCTGGCGGAGGTGCAGGAGCACCTTCTTCTGCAGATGGTGGTGCTGGTAATGTGCCATCTGTTAGTCCTCCACAAGGTAACCCTGGAGGTACTCAGTTAAGCAATCCACCTAGTGCTACTTTTGCTAGCGGTGGAGGAGGCGGTGCTACTGCTGCAGGAGCTCAAGGATCAACATCTACAGGAGGTGCTGGAGGAGACGGTGCTACAAATTCAATAAATGGAACTCCAACTGCAAGAGCTGGTGGAGGAGGTGGTCAAGGAACTTGTACTGCAGGACCAGGTGGAGCAGGTGGTGGTGGAAACAGTGCATTAGAATGTTCAGGAACTGGTCAATCAGGTACAGCTAATACTGGTGGTGGAGCAGGTGGTGGTGGATCTAATTCACCTGCTGGATCTGGTGGATCTGGTATAGTAATAATAAGATATAGGTTTCAATAGGTAAATTATGAGTAGTAAAATAGAAGTAAATCAAATAGATAAAAGAAATGGTTCGACTCTTACCATAGGTGGTTGTGGTACAACTGTAACTTTAGCATCAGGTGCATCGCAAACAGGATTTGGCAGAACAGGGACAGTTGATTGGCAGACAACAAAAATTACAGCAGATCCTGGCCCTGCAGTTTCAGGTAAAGGATATTTTACAGATACATCTAGCGGAGCATTTAATGTAACTTTACCTTCATCACCATCAGCTGGTGATATCGTAGCAGTTAAAGATTATGCAAATAGTTGGGACGATAACGCACTAACTATTGCAAGAAATGGATCTAACATAGAAGGGGATGCTGAAAATTTAGTATGTAATATAGAGGGGTCTTCAATAACTTTAGTTTATGTAGATGCAACAAAGGGTTGGGTTACAGTTAATAGTGGTAATACCGATCAGGCTGTTGCGTCTTTATTTATTAATGCATCAGGGGGCACGGAGACAACATCAGGAAATTGTAAAATTCATACATTCACAGGACCAGGAACTTTTACTGTAAATGCTATTGCAGCGGTATGTGGATCAACAAGAAATGAAGTTTCATATTTAGTAGTGGCAGGAGGAGGATCTGGTGGAGAATCTCCTGTATCTGGCGGTGGTGGTGGAGCAGGGGGTTTTAGAGAATTTAAAGCACCTTTAACACCTTACACAGCTAGTCCATTAGATGGTAATCCATGCGGAACATCAATAACGGTTACAGCTACCAATTTTCCAATTACAGTTGGTGCTGGTGGAGCAGGTGGATCGGCTCCTCCTTGTAATGCTGGAAATAATGGTAGCAATTCTACTTTTTCAACTGTTACATCTGCAGGTGGGGGAGGTGGATCAGCTTATGGTTGTGCCCCAGCTAATGCGGCTAAAGCGGGTGGATCAGGTGGAGGAGGTCAGGGTGCTGCACCTCTAGTACCAGGGGGATCAGGAAATACACCTCCAACAACTCCATCTCAAGGATTTCCAGGAGGTCCAGCTGGATCAAATCCATCTAACTATGCTAACGCTGGTGGGGGTGGTGGAGCTACGGCTGCAGGAAGTCCTGTTACAGGGAGTTATCCAGGTGGTGGTCCAGGAGGACCAGGTGGAGCAGGAGCAACGACTTCAATCAGTGCAAGCCCAACGGCTTATGCTGGCGGAGGTGGTGGATCTGCTGATAGTAGAGCTGCCAGTAGACCAGGAGGCGATGGTGGTGCAGGTGGCGGTGGTCAAGGTGGAGATCATACTAGAGCTACTACTTCTGGTACAGCGAATACTGGAGGTGGGGGTGGAGGTTCACGTGGTGCCAATAACCCGAGTAATGTAGGTCCCGCAGGTTCTGGTGGTAGTGGAATTGTTATAATAAGGTATAAGTACCAATAGTTGAATGAATAAAATTTATAATATATAATAGGAGATAATTATGGCACATTTTGCAAAACTAGGAATGAATGGAAAAGTTATTCAAGTATTAACTTTAAATAATTCTGATATGCTTAATGCTGATAACGTTGAAGATGAATCAGTGGGTCAACAATATTTAGAAACACATAATAACTGGCCTGCACAGATGTGGATTCAAACATCTTATAATACATCAGGCAACAAACATTCATCAGGCGATAACTCAAAAGCATTTAGAGGAAATTACGCAGGTATAGGTTTTGAATGGGATGAAGATAATAATATCTTTTGGCCTAAAAAACCACATACATCTTGGGTAAAAGATATTGCAACTGCGAGTTGGAAATCACCAATTGGTGATGAACCAGCATTAACTTCAGAACAAACTTCACAAAATGAAGCTGGCACACATTTATGGTATTACCATTGGGATGAGACTGCATATCAATCAAATAATTCAACTGGTTGGGTTTTATCTGATCAATTATCTTCATAATTGATTTTAGTTTAAAAGGTTGTAAATTGAGGTGGAATGGACAAAAAAATATTATCTGAACAAGCTTTATATTATGGTGATGTCTCTATGCCTAAAGGTTGGGATATTGATAGAGATAAATTACAAGAAGATATTTTAAAATCACAAATCACTGATTCTGAATTTCCATTCTCAAAAACCTGGGATATGCTTAATACATATTTAAGAGATCATATAAACGTTAAATATAATATTTGTTTAATAAATAAGAAAACACACGGGGATATTTATAAACCACAAACAGTTTCAACACCCTTAATGAATTATGATGCTGTGGATTTAAAAAATTCACCAGACTTTACAATGTTATATGGGGTGCATGTCAAGGATTGTTCTGTAAGAATATTTTATGACGATAACAGAAGAAAAGGTCTAAGTTGGGATATACCATTGACCAATAATAAATTTTTAATGTTTCCATCGACTAATATGTATTACTTAACTAATAATCAAAAAGATTGTTTAAATTTTGTACAGACTATTACTTATGAATATATCTAATCATTATTGGTATTTTAAAAGTGCATTGACAGCTAAGTTTTGTGATGAAGTTATACAATACGCTAATTCACAAAAAGAAGTTATGGCCAGAACTGGTGGTTATGGTGATAAAGAATTAAATAAAGACGAAGTTTTAAATATGCAAAGAAAAAGGAAGTCTGATTTAGTATGGTTAAATGATACTTGGATATATAAAGAAATACACCCATATGTGCATGAAGCCAATAAAAGTGCTGGTTGGAATTTTGATTGGGAAAGATCTGAGTCTTGTCAGTTTACAAAATATAAATTAAATCAATATTATGATTGGCATTGTGATAGTTGGAATAAACCTTATGATAAAGAAGGACCAGAAAAAGGTATGATAAGGAAACTATCAATGACTTGTCAACTTACAGATGGCTCAGAGTATAGGGGTGGTGAATTAGAATTTGATTTTAGAAATTATGATCCACACATGAGAGATGAATCAAAACATAGAATACAATGCCAAGAAATATTACCTAAAGGTTCTATTATTGTTTTTCCTTCATTTGTGTGGCATAGAGTTAAACCAGTAACATCAGGTACAAGATATAGTCTTGTAGTATGGCATTTAGGGAGACCTTTTAGATAATGTTTATAAATAGTTATTTTCCAACCATAATATGGAATGAGGAAAAACCAGAGTTTGTTAAATCGTTAAACAAAGCAAGTAACAAATATGTTAATGATGCTCGTAAAAGAGAAAAAGAATACATAAAAAAACATGGCGATTTTGGAAGATCATATCACTCAACACCTCTTACAGCTGACAATGATTTTTTAGATTTCAGAAATTATATCGGTCAAAAGTCTTGGGAGTATTTAGATCACCAAGGTTATGACATGTCTCAATACACAACTATGTTTAGCGAACTATGGGTTCAAGAATTTGCTAAGAAAGGTGGTGGTCATCACTCTGCACATATTCATTGGAATCAACATGTATCAGGATTTTACTTTTTGAAATGTAGTGATAAAACATCATACCCTATCTTTCACGAACCAAAGACTGGTGCAAGAACTACAAAATTAAAAATGAAACCAAAGCTAAATGGAGTATGGGCAGGACATGAGCAATTTCATATTCAACCAAAACCAGGTATGCTAATAATATTTCCTGGTTATTTAGAACATGAATTTGCAGTTGATCATGGTAAGGAACCATTTAGATTTATACATTGGAATATACAAGCAGTGCCAAAAGGGATGGCTAAAGATGTTTAAAGTATACAAAAATATTTTAACTAAGGCTCAACAAAAAAATTTATTAAATTTTGTAAAGAATAAAGTAAAAAAAATAGGACCTAAATATCCCGGTTTACAATCTTATAATAATTTACATACATATAAAGAATTAAATATTTTTTTAGAAAAAATTAAAAAATATGTAGATATAAATAATATTTTAGGTTGTTGGGTTAATTATACAAATGGTGATCATATATCTTGGCATAATCACCCATCGAAGTATAGTCTTGTTTATTATTTACATAATAAAGATAATGTTGGAGTTATGTTTAGAAATATGTCCAATATGAATTACTATTTAATAGAATATACAGAGGGATTAGAAAATTCTATGGTTGTATTTGATTCATCTAGAATTCATTCAGTCCCTAATAGTTTTAAAAAATTAGATCGTTATACATTAGTTATGGATTTAAATGGTTAAAGATGTCTAAAAAGAGTTTTAAAAAAAATAAATTTACAATTATTAAACAAGCAATATCTAAAGATCTTGCAACATTTATTGCAAACTATTTTAGAATGCAAAAACAAGTTTATGATACTTGTAAAGCTGCTAGATATTTTTCACCTTTTGAAA